TGATACGCAGCAGGAGTCCTAGTAGTGTTATTAGTATTCCTTGCCTGATATGTACCAGGTGTCCTAGTGGTATTGTCAGTATTACGAGCTTGATAATCTGCGTTCCAATTCTTGAAGGTCTTGGTAGCCCATCCTTCAGAACCACTGAACCAATTGACAGTTGTACTGCCTGGTTGTGGACTTACGGGATTACAGTTTTCGTCGTTTCTTTGGTATGCCATGTGACTATTTATCGTTTTCCTTAGATACCTTTTTAAGCATCTTTTGGAGGTCAGCAGTACTACCAACAAACAATGAGTTGTTAGTTACCACCCTCTTAGCACTCTCTTCTTTGACAGATTTTTTGTCCTTCTGTAGTGCCATTAGTTTGTCAGCTACATCTCCGACATGCTTGATGAGTTGTCCAGCAACTTCATATGCTCTAGGGTGATCAGAAGACATAGCCAGATCAAGAGCACCGTTGACAGCCTCTTGTCCCTTATCCACCAATAGGTAAAGGTTTCCTCGTGCATACTCATAATCATCCTGTACTTGATCTTGTCCATCAACTTTTTTAAGTTGATCTTTTCTTGTACTACACCCACCTTCAGGTGTGGTACTAACTTCAGTTGCGACTGCTTCTACAGTCTCAAATGCTTGGTCTAAACCAGTCGTGTCATCATTCATAATATGCTATAGTTTCTCCAAATCCAAAGTCATCATCACTCGTTAATAGTGCATCATCAGTAGCATCAATTAGATCTACTTTAGTACCAGCAACTGCAGCTGCAGCAGTGGTTCCATTCTGTGCTCTACGTACAGATAGTTTGTTTGGTGAGGTCTTACTCTTGACATAGAATACTTCATTACCAATCTCAATGTAAGATTGAGTAGGAATGTCAGTGTAGTCTTGAACTTCGATAGTAAGATTTCTTGCGGTAATAGCACCTGCAAGTTCTGTAGTACCATCTTTGTTTTTATCTGTAAGTGCTTTTGGCACAACCTGATACTCAACCTGTCTGGTTGCTGTAGCAGAAGGCATAGTAGTATAGATATCTGCTTTTGCTTTCTTGATAGGAGCTGCAGTTCCAACAGGTCCGAAGATGTAAGACTTAACAGTAAACTGCATAGTGATTAAAGTTATCTTCTTATCATCGAAGCTACCTTCATAGTCATCACTATAACTAATACTATTCAATATGATGGGAACATCTCTGTACTCATTCATATCCTCAACTAACTTAAGAGTCATCTGATAAGATGGTTGGAAGACTGGAACAATCTGTTCAGTTATTTCCAATGCCTCATCATTAGTCTTAGATATAATATTCAATTCAAAATCAAGATTGTAAGGAACAGGAGTGAACTGTTTCTTTACAGCATCTGCAGTATTTGCCTTTAGTGTTAAAGTTGTAGGAGCAAGTTTCCTACTTGAATCATATGAGATACCAGTCATCTCAAATGACAAACGAGGAACAGTGATCGCAACCTTCTGGTTAAGATCTGCCTGTTGCTCTAGTCTTGCTAAAAATTTCTGTCGAGGACCATAAGCAAGAGGTACCTTCATTCTGCTATAAACAGAACCATCACTCTTTTCCTTACGGACTTCTATATTATTGAATAGTGTACCAAATCCTATGACGCACTTTCTAATAATTTTATTGTATGTGTATGCACCTAACATGTTATAAGTTACCTGCTAATCCAAATGGGTTTCCTTCGCTGAAGTCAATAATATCGTCAGCAGCTGTCTCAAATGTAACAGCCTCAGAGTATTTAGTATCTGCAGTTGCCATTTCGTCTCTACTATCTAGGACAATTGTTGCCCCAGAAGTTGAACCCATGATAACTTCACCTACTGCAAAAGAAGCAGTTGGAGACTTCAGTTTGATCCAACCTTCTTGAGCTTCCCACTCAACCATCTGAGCAGTTGCTCCAGTAGTACCACCAGTAACCGTTTCAGGAACTTGGAATGTACCTGCTATACCAGCAGGTGCTGCAGTGAATGCAACAGTAGCAGATGTGTATCCAGTACCAGCATTTGTTATATCAACCACCTTAACACTCTTATATCCAGATCCACCATTGACTATATTGATAGCAGTTAATACACCATTAGTAAATGTCGGTGAAAGTGTTGCTGCTCTACCTGGATTATCAGGATCAGCAACTACTAAAGTTACTCTATCTTGATCATACCCAGAACCACCATCAACTATCTGAACAGATCTAATCTCTCCTTCCTTAACAGTACCTCGAATCTGAGCATGAGTTGTTGGTGTACCACCACTAAGTGTAATATTACATAAGTATGCTGTTGCTGTTGCATCACTACCATCACCAGAAATAGTTACTGTGGGAGCCTCATTGTACTTACTTCCATTAGCACTAATGTAAATATTCTCTAGCGTATTAGTACTACTAATAACAGGAGTTCCAGTAGCAGTTGTTCCACTTATAGGAAGGTAGTAGTACTTAACAGTATAACCGTAATCGACGAGATCCTCATCACCCTCGAATAGATCTCCTTGCTCATCGCTGTACTCGAATAATTCTGCCTTAAGTTTATATACGTAACCTTTACCCATCTGATAGAAAGGTTCTTCATGCTCTACAAATTTTATCTCAAAGTAATTACTTGTTAATGGTAGGTATATTAGATCTCCTTCTTGTGGTCTTTCTGGTGCTTTATAATCTTCATCTAGTAAAAGGAACTGAGATATAAGATCTGAAAATCTTTGCTGAGAAATAACCATAGTTATCTCATCAGTCTGTGCCACACCAAACTTAGTTAATAGATCCCCACCACCTTGGAATCCATCATAGTTCTCCATGTATGCTTCTATAATATATGCATCATTAAACTCACCAATCACCTCTTCATTAAACACACCATCAGTTTCCATTATCTGTCTAGGACAATATAGAATATCCATCCCAAACATCTTAAGAAATTCTTCCGTAAGATCCTGCTGTAGGAACTGTTCAGTCCTAGTGCCGTGTGTGAAATAAGTTGTTCTTGCCATTACCCAATCATGTCAAGTGGTGGTGTTTCATAACTACGGATCATTTCTTCTTCTAACTTCTCTACCTTTGATTTACCTTCTTGATATATAAACTCACCATTCATTGTGATGCCACCAGGTAACTGTGCTCCTTGAAACTTAATTAAGTTAGCACCCCATTGTCTCTGTATTAATGCAGACACATACCTCTTCATCCAAAGATCATTATATACAGCAGCAGTACTAGTTGGATCTATTGCACGATAACATTCAATGACTAGATAATCATTCTCTTTAACATCGGTCTTAAAGTCAAGATCCAAGTAAATTCTATCTCCTCTCATCTGGAATCTAGTTTGCTTCTGTCCTTCCAGTAAGAAGTATATGTCTTCCAACCTACGGTTAACCATTTCGTAAGTAAGAATTTCTGTATTAGTTAAATCCCAAAGATCATTTAATCTCCACTGATATCTAACATCAAATAAGTTTGTAACATTCTTAGATACGAAATCAAATACTTTTATAACACTAGTGACATGTTCAGGAACTTTAATATAATTATTTTGCTCTTCCCAATTAACTGATATTGCTGATGAAGTTGCAGCAGATACTGCTGTAGTTGAATCAGTAGTCATGTCATCAATCATGGCTTGAGTGAACTTCACCTTAAGATGAGTTCTAATATAACCGTCCATGTGACGTTCATTATAAAATTGAACAGCATCATCTACGAGATCTGATATCTGATCGTCTTCAATATTAATTTCTAAAACAGGAGCTCCATTCTGACGCAATGCGTAATCAATAAGTCCCTGCCTTGTAGTAGCAATGGCCATGTCTTAAATTGGGTTAACGTTGAATCTAATTCTCACTAGATATGTAGTATTTGCATCAAGATTTACATTACCAGGTAGTGTGTAAGATACTAAGTTAGTTGAGTTACCAAGTGATTGGTGTAGGATAGTTGTGAACTGTGGGTTAGATACAGGAGCTTCTACATTAGGAGCAAACTGCCAGTCACTAGAACTATGCTGATAACCACTCTTCAATGCAATAGCATTAACATCAATCACTGGATTAAATGCTGGTGTTATTGTTTGAATGTCTGGTTGATCGACAATAGGTGTGCTAAAGTTTGCTGCAGCAGAATATGCACTTTCCAATCCATTGTTATCTCTAAATTTAACTTGAACAAAGTATGCTGTATCAAAATCTAAAGTAGATACAGGAACAGTAAAGGTTGTTAAATTACCTGTGTCACCCTGAACAAAAGTACCACTTGTATCATATACAGTGACGTTATCACTAGTTCTTCTTATTCTCCAGAATGTAGAATAATGAGTTGATCCTGCATACTCTTGAATGAAAGCAGAAGTAGTAATAATTGGTTGTCTTGAAAGTGTCTTATTGGTATCACTATCAACAGTTGGAGTTATCGTTGCTGGACCTGATACAAACTCAGATTCATTAACAGTAAGAGTTACAGCATTAGAAGTTACACTTGTTGCCTCAGCATTTGAAAGCGAACAACGGAACTGTTCAGATGGACTGGTTGGAAATGTAGTTACTGGTGTCGTATAGCTAGAAGCATTTGCACCATTAATATTAGACCAAGCACCACCACCATTAATTGATATCTGCCATTGGTATGCAATCACATCACTAGTAATTGAAGCAGTAATACTAAATGTTGCAGCCTGTCCTTCAATAACAGATGTATTTACTGGTTGTTGAGTAACATTAATAACTCTTAGTACCGTTAGTAAACCATGGTCTGAGGTTATAGGTGCGGCAGATCCTACAAGAGATACTACACAACGATAACGATCATCATCATCATTTGCATGTACCAGTGTTGGTGTTGTATAAGATGCAGATGTTGCACCACCTACAGATGCATAGTTTGAACCATTATCATCAGATCTTTCCCATTGGTATGTGGGTGTTCCACTACTTGAAGTTGCAGTAATAGAGAACGCTGCAGTTGCACCTTCATTAGCAGTTGGGTTAGAAGGTTGAGCAGTGATTGAGAATGTTCTTTGAACAGTTAGAGCGACAGCATTTGTGTATGCGGAAGCAGCAGCTCCAGTAGCATCTAATTTACAACGATATTCATCTTGATTGTCCGCAGCATATGTTGTTGCAGCAGTTGTATATGATGCACTAGTTGCTCCTGCAACTGTACTCCAGTTAGAACCAGCATCATCTGATTTCTCCCACTGATATGTTACTGAAGGTTCGTGATGTGATTGACCTTCAAATCCTCCACCACCTCCACCACTAGGAGTTGTGAAATTCTCAGTATCAAAGGATGAACTAGCAGCATTACCACCGAAAGGTTGCATAGTAACATCACCCAAAGTGGTAAATGTTGCTGTAGCATTTTCATTAACCGTCTGAGGTGTGGGTTGAGTTGAAACAACAACTGTTACTGTTTCTACCTGCAGAGTTGCAGCATTAGATGGTATGGTTGTTGCTCCTGGACATGCAAGTAAGCAACGATACTGGTATGCATCATATGCTGTAGTTAATGTAGGTGTAGTATATGTTGCTGTTGTACCACCACTACCTTCAGTTACGTCAGACCATGAAGCACCTGATGTAATAGATACCTGCCACTGGAATGTAATATCTCCAGCATCATTATCAGATGTAGTTGCAGCTACACCAAATTGTTCTGTGCCACCAACAGCACCTGTTGTACCCGTAGGTTGTGCGGTGACACTAATTGTTCTTGTTACTAAACTCCTAGCAACAGAACTGATTAAGTTACTCGCACCTGCGGCAGAAAGGACACAACGATAATAGTCTCCATAGCTATCATCATAGGTTGTAGATCCTGTAGTATATGTTGCGCTGGTAGCACCCATTATATATCCATAAATGACTCCATCACCATTCTCT